TTTGACCATAATCCCAATTACTTAATGCAAAATATGCATTAACTCGGTTTTGTATTTGTGTTTTAATTTCATCTTGAAACTTTTTATAATATTTATCAAGAACAACATTTATAGCAATATCAACATAGATTATTTCTCCATCTTTTAATGAAATATAATCTGTTAACATTTTCTTGTCATTCATATAATCTTGGAATTCGTATTTAAACTGAGAATTTGCTTTGGCTAAATTAAAATTATCCAATTTAACAAGAATATAGAATTCGATGATATTAGCTGAACAACCACTGTGTCTCAAAACAGCGTTTGCCTTTCCCATCGTTCCATTATATGATGTCGTAAACAAATTAGCAAAATTTTTGTAATCACTGCCACTTACACACCTGTTTTGTGTTTGTGCATATACAGGAAGTTTATATCTAATATCATCAATTGTATCGCCTTCGTATCCAAACTCGCCTTTAGTGTAGTTTGTTAATGTTACAACTGCATTGTAAACTTCTCCATCAATTGGCACTAATGCTTCCGCACTAGCATAATTGCTGACAATATTACCAGACGTGCCACCACCAACTCTATAAACAACTCTAATATTAGATCCAGAAGTAGGTATATAACCAGCTCTATTACTTCCAAAGATTACAAAAACACTGTAATTAGCAGTGAATTCAATTCTGTACTCTCTTCTTGCTTCAGAATCTGTGAAATATTTTACTTGTTCCCATTGAGAACCATCAACATAAACTCTAATTGAATCCAATAAAACAGGATTAAAAGAAAGTGAATATGATTGATTAGGTCCACCGTTTGATGTGAAAAAATCAGTATAAGTTCTTCCTTGCAATCCAACAATATTTGTGTTAATTAACTGACCAGAAGGTATGATAATATCATCATCAAAAATTGGTCTATTTAAAGGATCTGCTGAAAACAATTCTATTGTTGTTGAAATTTCACCATTTACAATATCAACAATATATGGTGTTGGTATTCTCAAATCAACATTAAAAGTATTGGCAATTCTGCCACTCCACAATGATTTACCAGCAATTGGCGGCGTTGGAGTATAACCAACGAGTTGTGCCAATCTAAATGCATTGTCAAGTTCAGTAACAGTATCAATGAAAACTTCATTGGCAATTTGGTCAATTTTAAAAGATAAAGTATCAGCAATAAAAGCCCAGTTTTCAATAAGCATGATGCCTAAACTGGATTCAACAAAATCGTTGAATTCACTGCCAAAATTTTCAGTAATATAATTAATAAGTCTGGTTTTCATAGACCAGAAGTCTTGATTAGTATAATTAAGTGAAAAAACTTGGGGCTTCGATGTGCTAGCGCCAATTTTATAAGGTATCAAATCAAACGGACATTTTTCCATCATCCCTCCCCAAACGGAACAGCCAAGACAAGTTCTTGGACACTATCAATTTTCTCTGGATTTATATAGTTAATTCTCACCAATACTCCACGCTCATCATTGTAAGTTTGAAAAGTTACAGGGTCTTTTTGTGATAAAACTGAAACTTGTATGTCTGTAACTGTAATTCTAGGCTCCCATATTTCTATAGCACCAGCTATATCATTTTTAATTGCATCTCTTACAGAATCAATATTTTGCTCAAATATGTACTTCCTTAAAGGAGTGCCAAATTGTGGCAACATAACTCTTTCTCCAGGATTTGTCATAATTAATTGCAACAAATCACCTTTGATATTATTTGACCCTTGCTGCGAATAAAAAAATCCTAAAGGATTTTTTGTAATCGGAAATTGGAAACCATAAAGAGCCATAATATATCTCCTAAGCAGTAGCGTTAATATTTGTTCTAGCTGAATCATAAAATTTTGGGGAAATATTATTACAGCCTGCTGGCAATTTAACTGAAAAATTTTCCCCTGAAACTTCCCTGTTGACAACACTACCATCCGCTCTAGTATCTTGAACATAAGTTTTGCCACCAACACCCAAAGATGATGGTAACACAAGAGATCCCAAGCCTATTCCCGGCGCAAATTGACTGCAAGAAGCATAAACTCTATCACTTACTCTTAAACATCCATTTTGGAAAACAACAACTGGAGCAATACCAGGAACTTTTGTTTGTGCATTTGTTTTAATAGTTTGATTTATTTCACTGTTTATATTGGATTCAGTTTTAGGATCTCTGAAAACTGTATAATCCATACCTGCAAGCAGGTAAATTTTACCATTTGCTTGCAATGCAATTGTTCTGTTTGATCTTATATAATGTTCTTCTTGAGTAAAATCGAGCCTCTTTTCTTGAACAAAATTTATATTGCTTTTTCTGCTTACCACAAGGGAACTCTCAATTGATTCTAGAATATAATTTCCACCTGCTCTTAATCTCAAATAACCACCTTTTTCTTGTTCTTGCATTTCAATAAGATGTGGTCCTTTAGGATTATTTTTCTGAGGTGCCAAGATTTGAATTCTTTGAAATGAAGCTTTTTCTTGACTTTGTAAATCTGACATATCAATTGTCAGTCCATATCCAGTTTTTATGGTTATTCCTGCATTAGTTGCTTTTGATTCTGGTGCCGCTCCTTCTTTTCTAGGAGAATATTTCCTTTTATTACCTTGATCTCTTAAAAATATAGAATTATTACTGGTAGATTTGATCAAAATTCCTTGTTCTTTTGCAGCAAGTCCATCGAATGCTTCACCTTCAACAGCATCACATAAAAATATTTCATTTCCCAATGCTGATTTTAGTTTTATTCCATTTTTTTCACTTCTTACTTGATTTCCTTTTGGTCTTTCCAAATCATTAAGCTCTATCATGTGACCTGTAGCAGATTTCCAATAACTTCTACCATAAAATTTGTCATTACAACCAAAATCAAAAGGGTCCAAAGATTTCTTCCAACCCATTCCACCTCTTGGCTGTGCAACACTGTCGTCCATGACAAATGTATGACCTGAAATTGATAAAATCTGAACTCCAGATTGGGGAAGATCGCATTTGTTATTCTGAGGAGTTTGCGGACCTTTATAAGGTCTGCATTCGTTTCTATTTTTGAAGAAAGGATTTGTTCCTTTTTGAGTATCTGGATTAACTTGACTTTCTGCTTTTCCGCCTATAGTTGAAGTGCTTTTACAATCTGTTTTTTCTTTAGCCGCAGCACCAGCCTGATCGGCAAATTCAAGTTGACTAAAATCAATATCAGCTGGTTGAGGATCTCCATATGTGTCTGGATTAAATCTAGATATGTCCTCTGAACTAAATCCTTGGGGATTAGGAACGCCTTTAACACAGCTTGTGTCACCTATCCTATTACTATTAGCTTGGCATTCTGGATGTGACCATTGACCTGCATAATGCAAATGATCATCTTTAAAAATCATCCAATTACCATTGCCGCTCATTATTTCTAATCTTTTCCATTTGCGATTACAATCTGCATCTCCATCAACCATTTTCATCATGTGTTTTTCTGGAGTTTTGAAGCCATAAATATTTGGAAAAGTTTGTCTTAGGATTGCGTTTGGATCTTTATCAACATTTGACAAAGAATCAATATCAAATCCATTATAACTTTCTGTGTTCCACGGAGGAAGAACTTGCGAGCCGTCATCTGGTCCGCATAAATATCCATTCCTAATATTGTCTCCTTGGTATAAATATTCAAATTCTGGCACAGGTATACCAAAGTCATTAGTATTGTTTGGTCCTCTTGTTCTTGTCCAACTTGTTCCAATATAAAAAGCACTACCATTTAATCCATTTTCAAATATAATGAATACTTTTGATCCAGCCGGAGGAATCCAAGATACTCCAGAATCATCAAAGCCGCCAAATGCTGAAATTGGAGATGCCCACGGTAATGCATCAACTTGTTCTGTTCCATCATCCAAAATTGGTGTGTAAAACTGAATTCTGTTCTGTTTCCATATGTCAAATGTAGAAATAACAACTGCTGAATATACGCCAAAACGCATCAGTGGTTTTGATTGATTTGTTGATTTTGTTTGCAAATAATCTATAGTAATTTCATTTAGTTCATTCTCTAAATTTCTTATTCTGTCTTCTAAAATTTTAATATCATTATTATTCATCAGTGTTTATCTCCATGTTATTTATTAGTCTTGATTTAAACAAAACCTAAATACCTTTCTTAATTATTTTGCAGCTTCGACACTTGGCGTATACACTATTTTTAATTTTGTTTCCCATTTACCATCACTGATATCATGTTCAACACCAACAACAATAGTCATTGATTGTGACAATAAAGAATTTGTTGGTGGACTTGCTAGCCAATTTCCTTCAACTTTATCGGCACCGATAAAATTTTGTTTGAAAGAAAAAGGATTAACGAAAATAACTGATATGTAACTGCCTTGTATAGTTTCCGGCCAAACTAATCTTGGATCTCCTTGTATCGTCAAATCTGCTGTAATGCCTTGAACAAGCGGCATGATTGATTTTGCAGCTTCAATTGAAGCTCTTGCTGATTTAGCAATTTTGTTTGGTAATTCTTTTGGTGTGGCTGAATTAAGTTGATTTTCTCTAACTGCTGCCTGTGTTACAATAGTTGCGCCTTCTTCTGCTTTAGGGGTTCCTTCTCCGCATTCTGGAATTTTTACAGACCTGCTTCTTGTAGACCCAGCAGCAACAGAACCCCTGTTAGTAGTTGGAACTGCGCTTATTTCAATTTTAGGACTAAAAGAAATAACTGGACTAATATCTCCTCCATTAATAACATATGTTCCTAAAAAATTAGTTTTACAACCACTTCTTCCACCTCTGGCACCTTTGCAGTTCTCAAAATGACCTTCAACTAAATACAATGTTTGACTTTCATCTCCAACATTGTAAAACATATAAACGCCTCTACCTCTATCTGTAACAACAGCGTCAAGATTTTTTCTAATTGCAGATAATGGATCGTCGTTAAATCCTGGATATACACCTTTAGGACCATTTGGAGTGCTGTTTTCAAATTTAAACGGAGTCCATGTTCCATCTGCGTTTTTTCTTATTGTTTCTACTTTGTTTGGAACTTGAGGATCTTTACAGTCTCCTGATAAATGCTTAGAAGCAGCATCTATTAAAGTTACTAATTGGTTTGATTTTCCATATGTTCTACTTGCTGTTCTTTTCTTATTTCCATCATCTGGGCCAGTAAGTTCAACTTTGTATTTCCATATTCCACCTTCATAATTAACATCAATTTTTGTTAAATTAAAATAAATTTCTTTCCCGCTTCCTCTTTGAGGAAAATTGCCACTTTTAGCAAATGAATTTGAATAAATTGTAGTAACGCCAGTACTTCCTGTAAATATCCATCCGAAATCTAAAGAAACTCTTAAACCTTGTGGTTGACCTCTTCTTGGTCTTCCTGTTCCTGGCAAACACCCATTTGTAAAAAGTGAACTATAAAAATTAACAAAATCATCACCAGATGAATCAACTATATCAACAGTTGCTTTTCCACTTTGATTAACTTCGTAATGAAGAGACTTAATGCTTGCTGTTCTATTTTGTCCAGCTAAATTTCCTGTTGTAATTGCATATTGATATCTTATACGTCTGCCTCCTCTTGTGCTTGGATCTTGAAAACGCAAAATAATATAAGGAGCATAACTTTCAAAATTGATAGAAGGATTAATTCCGCTAGATCCAGATGATGGAAGTGGCTTTCTTATTCTTCCGCAATAAGAAAAATTAGGAATTGGCCCAAATGTTGGATCAACTGTATATCTAGGAGGAAATGCCATTATTATAATACCTGATTTGGAATTCTTATTGTTTTACCTGCGACGAAATCTTTTATATCATATATATTATTGACTTCCATAATAAGCCACCATGAATCTGGATATCCAAAAACTCTATTAGAAACCAAATCTGGTCTGTATGCATATCCTTCTGGTATAACAAGAAATTTGTCAAATTGAGAAGTTTTATCTATTCTCTTATACGTTGTAAATGTTACTTTTCTATCCTGACCATATACAACAACAGTTGAATCAACATATCTACTAGTTGCATTTACAAAAGTTCTAGCGTTTGCTGTATCTAATGTTTCTATTTTATTAGGCATTATCATCCTCCCAATTTAATTATTCTATCAGCTCCCGGCAATTGTCTGGAATCATAAACAACTTCAAAAGTCAAACTTAAAGTAAATTTAAAAGGCAAATATAGTGTGTTTATTTTGGATGACCAAGGTTGGTCAGTAGGAAAATCAACACTATAATCTGTCAAAATCACAGAAAGTTCTGAATCTGATAAGAGTCTGCCACATTTAATAGAGAGAACTCTTGGCGGAATATATGGCAAAATATTTGATGGATCTGCTTTTGGGTAAACACAAGATTCAAGAAATCTTAAATTGTTTATTGCTTTTAATTGCTCATTATTGCTTGGAGCAATAACTATCATTTTCCACCCAATTTTTCTTGATGATCCTTGAGCGAATGCTTTAATTGGAACTGACCTGCCCATTGCTGTTTCTTCGCTATAAGTTGCGCTTTTGCTATCGCTGATTTCAGGTAAATTATTCATTGCTATTTTGACCGCTGGATTTCCAGATGCTCTTATATAGCAATCAGCTATTTCTATTAAATTACCGTTACTATCTGTTGCGTTTGCCATATGTTTTTTTCCTTTTAAGCTGATGTGGTGTCGCTAGTGCCGCCTATCGCATTGCCTGCTCCTCCTGCCATTCCAGATCCTGATGAAGCTGTTTTTACTCCACCGCTACTTCCAGATAAAGCAGAACCGCCTTGAGAACTAGTCGCATTTAAAATTTGTCCTAACAGTGCAACAGCAGAAATTAAGTTATCGTTAATAGATTTACTGTTTGCTTCTTGCACAGTGCTTGGAGCATTTGCAACAGTTGTTGTATTATTAACTGTACTAGCTGTAGTTGGGTTTGATAATGCTGTTGTTGTAGTCGGTGTGGTTGGCACAGCTGCTACTTGTGTTGCATTATTTGCAGAAACTGCGGTTGCTCCAGTGCCAGCAACAGTCGCTCCAGCAATAGGAGTAGTTGCAGTACCAGCTGCTCTTACAACATTGTTTTGAACAGCAGTAACTGGAGATTCAATTGTTGCTGTTACTCTGCCTCCCAAACCATTAATTTGGGCGTTTATATCCATCACTTTGCTCATTTTTTCTAAAGTGGCTTCCATAGTGCCAAGCAAAGTTGTTAAATAATCATTAGCATTTGCAAAATGTTCTACTAATCCAGAACCACCAATTGTTGATATTGACGAAAGATTTTGAATTATTTGTCCAACACCATTAAAGTTAATACCAGACAAATTAGCTTCCATTTCCATCATGAAGCTGGCAAATTTTGGTAAAAGCTCGGAAAGTGCAGTGTAAGATTCTCCTGCTTCTTTAACATCGCCCGGTGGTAAATTATAATTGAATATTGGATCTATTAATCCTTCAGAAATCGTCTTAAACAATTTGCCTATTGATTCTGTGTGTTTTCCTAATTCTGTTGCCATTTCAGTTGCTTTTGGAATAAAATCAGCTACTTGTTTTACCGCTTTTCCATCAACAGTCTTGGTTCCACCACTGAAAGTTTGATCAAAACTTTTCATCATATTTGCCAAAGATGTAATTACTTTAGGGATTGTTTCAAGAGTTTCAGCAGCAACTTTTAATTCTTCTGGTCCAATTCCCCCTGTATCAATCTTCACCAATGGAGCAAGCAAATGTCCACTTATAAATGTAAAGAAATCTGGCAATAACCCAAGTGCTTCTCCTGTGCTGTCTCTTTGCAAATCATTAATGAATTGTGTTAATTGTTTTGCATATGTTGTTGCATTTGCCCCAGATCCTTTTTGTTTTGTCAACATTGCACCAAGTTCACCAAAACTAACCATTGCTTTTTGTAAATTTATCATTACATCTGATATTGTTTTCATCGCATCA